AATAGTAAAGAATTTTTAGATTTACCGTCATCTAAAAAAATATTTTGTTCAACTCCTTGTGCTCAACAATATAAAGGAAAAGATAAATTATGGTTAGAAAAGAGAAAAGCAACTTGTTTGGAAAAATACGGTAATGAGATAGCTTTTAAATCACAGCAAGTACAAGATAAATATAAACAAAATTTAAAAATAAAATATGGAGTAGAAAATCCATTTTTAGTAAAAGAATTTAAAGATAAAGCTAATAATACTATATTTGAAAAATATGGAGTTGATGTTGCTAGTAAAAATGATGTAGTAGGAGGTAAAATATCTAAAACTCTAAAAGGAAGAGAAATACCCAGAAATAATTTTGTTAATATAAAATGGGAAAAATTAATTAATTATCATGAGTCCACAGGAATGAAACCTTTATTCACTAAACAATATTTGGAAGATAATAAATTAAATCATGCATTTAAAAATAAATTCCAATTTCAGTGTGATAAATGTTCAGAGATTACAGATGTATTCTTAAGTAATGGTTATTTACCATCATGTAATTGTTCTGATTATAAGGGATATTCATTGATTGAAGATGAGTTGAGAGTGTTTTTGTCTAGTTATTTTTCCAGTGATGAAATATGTTTAAATAGACGAGACATATTATCTAACAGACTTGAATTAGATATTTACATTCCCCACATTAATATGGCTATTGAAATAAATGGGGTTTATTGGCATTCTGAGTCTATGGGTAAATATAAGGATTATCATTTATATAAAACCACCAAATGTGATGAAAAAGGAATTGACTTGATTCATATTTTAGATTATGAATGGATATTTAAAAAGCCAATTATTCAGTCTATAATATTGAATAAAATTAATAAAATTAATAATCGTTTTTTTGCCAGAAAATGTATAATAAAAGAAATAAAAGATACTAAAATAGTTAGGAATTTTTTAGATAATAATCATATACAAGGATACACACATTCATCTATTAATTTAGGTTTGTTTAATGGGGAGGAATTAGTATCCCTTATGACATTTTCTAAAAATAGGTTTAAGAAAGATTCAAATGAATTAGAGATGGTTAGATTTTGTAATTTATTAAATACTAATGTTGTGGGAGGTGCCTCTAAACTGTTTAAATATTTTATTAAAACCCATAATCCTAATAAATTACCTGTTGTAAGTTTTGCAGATAAAAGATTTTTTAAAGGAAAATTATATGAAAAGTTAGGATTTACATTTGTAAAAAATACATCTCCTTCTTATATATATTGGAAGGATAATAAAATTCTAAATAGAATGTCTTGTCAAAAACATAAACTCCATAAATTATTAAATGAATTTGATCCCATTAAAACAGAATATGAAAATATGTTAAATAATGGGTGGAGAAGAGTGTGGGATTCAGGTAATTTAAAATGGGTATATAATATATAAATAAAAAAAGGAACCATATTTGGCTCCCTTTCTTATATTATATTTTATTTGTTAATTATGCTGGGAAGGTCGCACCAGTTGGAAGTATGTTAAAGTCTAAATATATAAATTCAGCAGTTTTGGTTGGTTGTAAATAAATCTGACCTACCATCTGATTTCTATCGATAACATCCGGAGTATTATTACTTGCATCCATAATTACTTTAAAAGCATATAAACCTTGACGTTGTTGTACTGATTCTAGATATGGATTAACTTGGCTTAAAAATTGGTTTCTTGTAGCAATACTGTTTTGTTCAAATACTAAATTATTAGCAACTTGAGATATATAAGATTTCAAAGAAATCAATAATCTACGAACATTTACTCTATCTAAAGCAGATGCTTTGGTTTGTAATGTTTTTTGTCCGTATACTACAACTCCTGTTCCCGGGAATGTAGCTATTGGGTTGATTTTATTGGTATATAAAGTATCACGATTTGCTTGAGTTAATTTCTTTTCTGATCTTATTACCGTTCCTAAACCACCTCTATTAATACCAGCGGGAGCGAACCAAGGCTCACTTACATTGTCGTTATACGCGTATACACCGGCTACTAATGTTGAAGCTGGTACCCATACATTCTGAGATGAATCTGGATCAATGGTTTGAACCCAAGGCCAATAAGTAGCAGCATATGAAGTATTTTTAGCATTTGCTTGAGCAGTTACTGTAGAAATATTTGTATTGTAAGGTACTAAATCTACTACGTAAATATTATCTCCTCTATTTTGTGTATTGTTTATAGCATTAGTTACTTGAGATGAACCAAGTGGAGCTTCTGAAGCAAATAAACCTGGAGTAATTAATACATTAAATCTGTAATCATCTTGATTTGATAATAGATCAATCATATTATCATAACTTGAGGATAATAAACCTTGAGTATTTGTTGCACCTGTTTGGATATCACTATAATATTTGGCTCCGGCTCCAAACAAATTACCATTAGCACCTGTAAAGGAACCGCTTTCGTTTGTAGGAATAGAACCTGTAAAACTAGATTTAGCAATTCCTGTATTATCAAAATATAATGGGGTAGGAGTTGCTACTGATGATACTCTTACATATCTTGAAGCATTTGGGTAATCACCAGTTATTGTAACTTGATTATCTGCTGTTGAATATGCTTTAACTTGAGTACCTATTACTCTAGCCACATAATTTGGAGCTGTAGAATCCATTGATAAGTTAGTCCATGTTTCTAGAATGATTTGGTCATTTGTATTATCATTACCTTGTCTAACTATTAAACTAAAAGTACCTGCTGTTTTATCACTATTTTGGATTGTAAATCTAATATTATCAGATGAACCTGAGGCTAATGAACCACTAGCATCTAATGAACTTGAACTATTCATAATAGTTCCTTCAGATAATGTTTGGAGTACTAGAGCAGATGCATTTGTAGCTCCACTAAAGTAAGTAGTAGAACCACTTATGATATAATAATAAGCATTAAGTGTATCGGAAGAAAAATCAGTACCAATTTGAGAAGCTAATGTATTAAATGTTATAGATTCGGCACCAGGTGTAGATACAGCACTACTTGTAATATATTGCCATGAAGCACTATATGGAGCTATTGATCTACTAGCATTAAATACTAAAGAAGCAGTAGCTACTGAAAGTGCAAATGTTGAACCTGAAGTAGCATATATAGCTGTTGCTGTATTTGCAGGTAATGTACTTCCTGTTAAGTTTATTGAAATACCATTTACACTAAATGAACCCGTAAATATTGTTGGTCCTATTGCGGTTGCTAAACTAGCACTGTTAGCAGTAGCAGATCCAGTTGTTGCTAATCTATAATTTCCAATATTTGTAGAAGTAGCGGGAGTGAATGAACCACTTGCTACTCGAGCTACTAATAGTGTATCACCACCATTATTGAAATAATTAAAAGCAGCAATCGATGTAAAATATGTATAAACATTACTAGCACTTAAAAAAGTAGTACCAAATTTATTTTGATAATCACTATACGAAGTAACAATTGTTGGAACTTCTACAGGACCTTTTACTGTGGGGCCAATAATAGCTGCACCTACGTTTACAGGTTGTTGGGTGATAAATGATTGGTCGTTTTCTCTTGCTAGTACGCCAGGGGATATTAGTGTTTCTGCCATTTTATATAAAGTTAAATTTTGTTTTTATTCTATGATAAATATTATAGAATTTTTCAAAAATTAATCTTTTGATATAAATTCTCCTTTATTTATATCAATGGTTCCTTCTCCATATTTTTCTTGGAGTTCTTTACCTATTTTAAGTTCTTCTTGCTTTAAAGTTAAAAAAGCAGTAACTAATGTTTCTTTTTGTAATTCTAGTTCTTGAAGTTGTAATCCAACATAACCAAAATTGATGGTAAGTTGATCTCTTTGATTTTGTACTTCTTGTAAACTTTTTACCTCTTCGGTTGTTAAAACTTGTGTTGTCATTTTTTTTTAGGTTGTTATATATAAATATTTAATTTTTCCAGAATGAATATATTCCTTTTTTAATTTCGTAATCTCCCCAAACAAATCTTTCACGTTTAGGTTGTTGTTGAGCCCACTCCCACATTTTAGTTAATCCTTCTTTTAAGTTTGTTTTATGTTCAAAACCTAAAATATCAATTGATTTTTGAAAAGTAGGAATAGCCGTATGTACTTCATGTCTTCCTTCTAAATAAACTTTTTCAGCCCCTCCTAACACACTAGATAAAATATCAGAGACTTCATTAATACTGTATTCATGAATACCTCCTAAATTGATAATTTGTTTTGATGCTTCAGGTCTAATAGCCGCATTCCATAAAGGTTCTAATGAATCATCAATATAACTAAAGGCACGTTTTTGATTTCCATCACCAAATATAGTAATTGGTTTACATTCCATATGATAATACATCCAAATACCTAATACATTACGATATTTATCCCAAATATTCTGTTTAGCACCATATACATTATGTGGTCTAATAATACACCAATCTAATCCATGTTGTTCTCCTGCAATTTCTATATCGTTTTCACAGGCTGCTTTAGCAACACCATAAGGATCAATAGGGTTACGTTTCATATCTTCATGAAATATACCTCCTTCTCCATGACCATAAACAGCCATTGTAGAAGTAAATATTAAACGTTTTACATCATAATTAATACAATTATTAACTAGATTAGCTATGGGTAATAAGTTG